ACTACACAATATTATTATCGTCTCATTGGTTTTGAGTAATACATATCATTACCAGCATCATCAAAGTCAAAGGGGCGGTCATCATCAGACTCTGACTCGTCGGAGTCGGAGTCGCTCATGGACTCAAACCCGTAGTTCTTGCGTAGCGTCGCAAGACCACGAGTTTCCGCTTTTCTGCCTTCGCCACTGGGACGGGCTTCTTCTGGATACTTCTCGTCGTCCCCATCTGCCTCAGGAGGAGCGGGGTCTTCTTCTATTCTGACGATGCGAGGACCAACACCAGGTTTAACCATGCGAGGCGGAACAGTAATGCCTCTGCGTAGTGCTTCCGCTCGTTGAAACTCCACCGACTGAGACAGATTCTCGTCTCTCATTGCCTTCGCACTCACCTTTCCTGTATAAGAATCAACAATGGACTTCACAGAACGACCAAGGCTTTCTCTGATTCGCCTGGCTCTCAATTGAAGATTAGCCAGTGTGCTTCGTATTTCTTCAATCAAGGCGGTTCGTTTTGCTTTATTTGTTCTATTCGTGGAGATACGCCGTTGTCGGTCAAATATCGTTTTGTTTCGTGCTACAGTTTGTTCCACACGAGCAAGAAGACCCTCATTAAATTCTATGATGGTTTGACGGTTCAAAAGAGCAACCTCCACTGGAATCATCGCCTCACGATAGGCTCTCATCGCATCTTCATACGCCTCATCGCCACCTTCGCCCGTTGGGAACTCTATACGGTCGGGTGAGTCGGGTATAACTGGTTCTTCTGGGACTTCCTCTGTCAGACGCTCCGCTTCTTCCCGTGAGAGAGGTTCTTCCTCTTTCAATTGTCTAATGAGTTCCTGATACTCTGCGACTCGTTCATCTGACTGTCGGTTAAAGATTTCATATGCTTGAATCTGTTCCATCGCCTCTTGTGCCTCTTGGAGTATGGCTTCTTCCTGACGAGTAAATCCTCTTGCCTTGAAGTCTTGTGCCTCATTGGTTATTTTCGCCAGGAACTCATTGAACTGCTGTCCTGTCATTGAGCCGATATTCGCACTCGCAAAGGCACGAACGGGAATCCCCAGTTCTTCCGCAATGGCTTTCAGACGAGCCTGTCGCCCAAACACATCAAAGTCTGGAATGTTGCGAATGGGAGTGGAAGTGATGTCGCCACGAGGGGCATACTTCTTGATAAGGGCTTGACGGTCAGAGGTCTGCTCTTCCAGAAGGTTCTTGTAAGTCCGATGGAGTGCTTCCACAGAGAGAAGTTCCAGCAGACCCGAATCCACCTGTTGTTTGATGACAACATAGACGGAGAGAGTGCGTAGAAACTCCATAATCATCAACATCAACGAGGCGTTCATCACACGCTGACGAAAGACATAGTCCATTGCCGAGTTCATACCATACACCATGGCTTCCAGGTTGGGTGTGAGTTCCTGGACTTTCACCTTGATAATGTTCTGGGATTCACGGCTCAGACCTGGTTCTTTGTAAAGGCGGACAATCCCGTTCCACAGAGGAACAATATCGCCCGTGTTCGTAACGATGTCTTCGGCTTGTTTTCCAGGGAGTCTCGCATCTTTCTTCACCATAAACATGGGGTCAATCCCTGGACCTGATGCGAACTCACCCACGAGATACTCCAACGAACCCAGTTTCGTCTCCAACACCTGGTTAATACGCTCCACCGCCTTGTCGGTATTCACTTCTGCCCCCAAATCACGCTGGGTCTTGGGTAAAAGCGTCTCGGGAAAGGCTTGAATCTGCTTATTCTGACGACCCACAATCTGACTATGGAGGTCTTTGAAGACATCAAGAATCTCCATGTTTTGCTTGGCTCGTAATGTGTCAGTCATTTTATTATATAGCAATAATAAAAAAATAATATTCATTCCATGTCTTACTTCTTATAGAGACCCTCGGCTTTGACAATCTTTGATGCTTCAATCATCTTCACACCACGCTCACGCATAATCCTCTTGACAATCTCGGCACGAGCCTTGCGACCATCACCCCCGCTAATACCTTGACCCATCTTCGCCTCAATACCCGCAATCTTGTCTCGCTTGTCCGTCATATTGAGGTTCATACCGCCCGTCTTGTCCGTCATACCTGAAAGGTTCTTACCGCCGTGCTTCTCCACCACAGACTTCAGAGCGTCCTTCTCTGCCTTCGTAATCTTACCCTTCCCCAACTTCTTGCTGACTGCGTCCATGACCGACTTCTCTGCTTTGGAGCGAGGTTTCCCACCGCCGTATGAACCCCGCAACTGTGCCGTCGGCGGAATGCCGTTCGCAAGAACAACCGAAGGCATAGCGAGGAGGTCGTGTTGCTTCTCTCCCACCATCTCCTTACCGCAACCAGCCATACCCTTCTTCGGACGACCACGACCACGACCAGCGATACGCTCGGAATTGCCCTGGACGGGGTAAGGGTCTGGGTTGCCGAGAATCGCACCTCCGACTTTCTTTGGACGACCCGCTTTCTTACCGAGACCGTGAATCAAGAGGTTGGGGACGAGTCCTACGACATCAGAAACACCCTCTTTCAGGGAGTCCCACCACGAGCCACCACTCATGTCGCCCGAACCCTTCATCTTCTCGTGTTCCTTCAACACCTTACCCAGCATACGACCAAGGAGACGAGCCTTCATCATGTTATGTTCTGGCTTCCCCGAGCCAAAGGGATTAACATACTCTACTGCTTTACCGATGTCCGAACCCAAATCGGAGAAGCCATCAATCAAGTCGCTGAATAGATTTCCACCTGAGTAGCCCTGACCGCCACTTGGACCGCAACCGTCCATACCGCCCGAGTAGCCCTGACCGCCTGTGTGAGGATTCACTGTGCCGACTGCTCCGCCCATCATACTCATACCACCCGAGTAGCCCTGACCGCCACTCTTATCAAAGAACCCCGTGGCGGATTCTACGCCCAACTGATGACCGTCGCCTCTATCACGGAATGAACCTTCCGCAAAGCCACTACCACCGCTCATCTCGGCATCATTGCCGTAGTAATAGACGGGAGGCAAATCTAAATCGTCATTAATGATGTTGTCTTCTGCTTCTCTCTTAGACGCATTACCCATTTGAAATAGCACACCAGCAGAAGAACCACCACCAGCATAGCCACCTCGTCCATCTACTGGACTGTAAGCATAGAGATGGGCGTATCGTTCGTCAATGTCGTTCAACTTGTCTGCGATTGCTCGGTTATACGGATTGTCGTAAGGCATCTTTTTATTATATAGCAATAATAAAAATAATAATTATTTGATATATCGGAATTATGGCTCAAACTGGACTCCAACCGTCGCACCTGCTTGAAGGTAGTTCGGAGAAGCCTGATACTGTTGCGTCCAATAGACAGTATAGGTGGAAGTGTCAAGAGCGGATGAGGAGAAGATGCCGAGACCCCAGACTGAACCCGCACCAAAGGCGTTAGGCGACACCACACGGCAATGAGGAGTGCCTGGTGTGCCTCCTACGACGGTTCGGACAATAGAGAGGAGTCGGGACGAAGCACTGAACTCAGCGGGATTCACGACCGCACCTACACCTACGACGAGAACAAAGGACTGCTCGTAGATTTTGTTAGAATAGACTTCCAATTGAGACATTCTTTTTATTATAGGACAATAATAAAAATAATTCGTTATTTTTCCACTTTATGGAGCGAACTGAACGCCAACCGTCGCACCAGTCTGGAGGTAGTTCGGAGAAGCCTGATACTGACGAGACCAATACACCGTATAGACTGATACATCTGTATTCACGCTGGAATAGACACCGAGCAACCAGACCGAACCACCAGGTGAGGCGGAAGGACTAATGACGGCGGTATGAGGAGTGCCGACTACACCAGGGACTGCTCCCAGGGACTTGCGGACAATGGAGAGCAACTTACACGAGCCGTCCCAGTTGGCGACGGCGATGGGAGCGAGAACACCAGCGACAAGGGTAAAGTCTTGGGCGTAGATTTCGTTTGATACGACTTCAAGTTGCGACATCTTTTTATTATAGGGCAATAATAAAAAAATACTAATTTAATCCGTAGGTTTTGTCGGAGGAATGGAGGATTGAGGATATGGACCTTATTTGACACTTTCCAGCCAAAACATAACTCATCGGACGGCATCTCGCTTTCTGGCGAAACCGCCATTTTAACTCCATATCCTCCATGTTCCATTTATTTCGCCATCAGCCGGTCCGCCAACTTCATGCGACCGCCACTTGGACCGCCACCGCTTGGACCGCCACCGCTTGAACCGTAGCCCATCGCACCGAGAGCCTGGTTCGCCATCTTCGCCATGGGGTGGTCTGACTTGGCGAGTTCAGCCTTGCCGTGCTTCAACAGATGAGGAAGGACACGACCCGCCACCGACTTGATGGAATCAAGGAAGCCACCGCCGACCATACGCTTGACGCTGGACTGGAAGTAAGGCTCTTGGGCGGAGGCGGAAAGGACATCTGCCTTGGTGAGAATACCAGTGTAAGTAGAACTTGTTCCACGCTCATTCACAAAGAGACCGCTATTCATGGTGATGAGGACAATCTCTGGTGTAATACCATAAGAAAACTGGTTGTAGCACCGAATAGTGATTTGTAAATTA